TCGTGCTGAGATGCCGGTCCCATATGCCCAGGTGCCCGTAACGGCCGTTCGCGTACTCCGTGTAAATGCCGCCCGCCTGCTGTCCCGCGAGCGAACTCCACTTCATATCGCGGAGATCAGTCGACCCACCTGCTGAGTCTGAGTCCATGGACGCGCCGTTTACGAACAGTGTGAAGCTACCGTTTGAGACCGTGGCGCAGATGAACGAGGGAACTGAAGTAGACAGAAACACGCCTCCAGCGGACGAGGCAACAACCGCTGATGTGCCGTCCGCCCACCCGACCTCACACTCAAGGTCACCGATGGAAGTCAGCCGGAACGAGACGAGTCGACGCGCCGCATCATCCCAGGCCTGAAACAGCGTCACGTAACCGGAACTAGGCCGAACCGCGACCGCCCAAAACGCAACGCTCAACTCGTCCGCGAGAGGGTATGTGCGCCTGCCACTATCGTTGAAGTCAACGACCGTTCCCTTGTTGCTCGCGATGTTGCCGAGGCTGTAAGCCGTGTCCGCTTCCTTGGCAAGGACGGATGTCGCGCCGAATGCGGGAGTGCCTCCGCCGTACTTGGAAGCGACGAGGGCGCCGGGCATCGAGTCGTCATAGGTGTTTGCAACCTTGGTAGTCCCGGCGGTGTCCGTGAGGGACCAGTACCCGAGAGGGAAACTCGCCAACACCGCTTGCTGGTACGGCGTATGCAGCTCAGTCGTGCCGAGCACAGAGAACCCGTCCGTGGCCGATACCTCGCACGTCGGTACGAGGGTGTCCAGTTGCACGGACCACTTCTCGATGTAGCCAAAGAACACGGATCCGCCGGGGGTCCACGCCGACGACGAGGATCCCGCCTCTAGCTGCACCTCGTCCACAAAGAGACTCGCGTTATTGTCGCCGCCGGACGTACCTATTTCGACTCCGGCCCATGCAACACCCGCCGGGCATACACCCGTCACGCTGAACGAGACATACGACCCGTTAACTAGGGTGATCTGCCCGGTACTACCGCTGGAGTTATTAAAGGTTCCGTCAGCCTTGTACCAGCGAATGCGTGCCCGAATCTTGGTAGCGGGCGAGCCCGTGGCCAGCATCACTTGACCGGACGCAGTGTAGGAAGTGCCGGGCACAACCTTGGCTAGGCCCGTAGGCACATTGACAATCTTGTACCACCATGACCAACCGGTCGTGTAGGTCTTGGACCTACCGCACCACAGTGAACTAGCCCAATCCGCCGTGCCGTTGTTGCCCATGTTGGCCCTGATAGCACCCGCACCACTCTTGGCATTTGCCGTCCCCCAAGCGACGGATCCACCAGCCTGAGACACGGTAAACGCGTCTGTCGAGCGGGTCACGTCGCCGCCGGTAGCCGTATCCTTCGGCAGTAGGTTTGCCGTACGGACACGCACGCGCCGACGAGGCACGATGTTGGGGAAGAACGGGGATGTGCTCTTGCCGGGGGTGAACCGGCCGTCGTAGTTATCGAGCGTCAAAGCTAGGGTCCCAGCCTCGATGCGGTTCAACTCGTCATTTCGTCCGCGCCGAACCTTGAGATCTGTGACTCGGTCCGTGATATCTGTCCACGTGTACGAGGTGGAAAACGGTCCCCCGTCAAACGCCACCTCGACCGTAGCCGCTGGAATTGCCAACGTAGTACCTCCTAAAACATTGGAGAGGGAGCACCTACCAAATTTGGGAGGTGCCCCCCCTTGCTAGAGGCCCGTACGTCCGCCGTTCCGCTTGCCCGTACGGACAATCTCGTCACGGACGGCACCCGCGATTGCCTTGGCTAGATTCTGCTCCGCAGTGACGTTGCCAGCCACGTGTACGTGCACGATCGGCTGAGACGCTGCACGCCCCGCTGAGACGCTCGCAGCCTCGACGGCACTCCGAGCTAGCCGGTTAACCGGACGGGTCGCAGCGAGCCGATTGACGGCCGCCTGTACGTCCTCGGCGGCGTCATCCACGCCGAGCGCGAGACCCTTGCCGACCCACACACCCTGAGTGCGGAACACACGGCTAGGCGAGTGAATACCTAGCTCCTTGCGAAGCGTCTTGACCATCTGCTTGGCTAGGTTCTCAATAGCCTTGGTTAGCGCCGATTCCTTGGACTTGAGCCCGTTGACGAGACCCTGAGCGGCATGGATGCCGGAGTTGTAGTAGTCCCCCGCAACCTTCGCACCGAGCGCGTCAGACTGCTTACCAATCTGCGCGTAAACCGAGTTGATGGCCTTGACGTCCGCACCGCTGGAGTTCAGCAGCGCCGCAGCCATCGGCCCACCTTGCTCGGGACCGGCCTGCGCAATCTCGTTGATGATGCCGTTACCGAAACCGCGCTTGTGCAGCGTGGCAAGGTTCTCGCGGAACTTCACGATCGTGCTAAGTCGGTCGCGCAACCGGGACAGAATCGCGCTAGGCGAGTTGTCCGCGCCATCCTCGGTAGAGAACGCGTTGGTGAACGCGCCGAACTCACGGGCCTTGCTCGACACGGACGAGGCCATATCGGCTTTAGCCTTTTGGAGGTCGGCCAACTTGGTCTGTGCGCTCTTGAGCTTGGCCGCCACCTTCTCGCGGTCCTTCGCAAGTGTCATCAGCTTGCGGTTTTCCTTGCTGATGTACTTTTGCAGCGACGAGGCGCGAGCCTTGGAAATGCCACCCGCCCGGAAAGCCTTAGTGACTAGGTCGTGCAGCTTGTTACTCGTCTTCTCGACGCTCTTAGAACCGCCGAGCATACCGACGACGAGGCCTCGCACAATCCACTTACCGATATCCGCCATGACGCGCGACGGCGACTTAATGCCCATCGCATGCCGGATCGGCCCCGGGATGTGGTCAACGATTGACTTTGCAGCGCCGAGCACAGTACCGAGACTGTTCTTGATGCCTCGCACTAGACCGGCAATGATGTCCTTACCGATCTGCACGAGCTTGCCAGGCAGAGCCCGGAACGCACCCGTGATCTTCCCGGGAATGCCGCGCGCCACGGTGCCTATACGGCCAGCCATAGAGGAAACTGTCGTCCGCAGACCGGACCACCCTCGTGACCACAGACCGCGAATAGCCGACATGCCACGGCCGATGATCCCCGAGATTGCGCTAGACCATGTCGACACGCCACCTCGGATGAACGAGATAATGCCGGTGAACACAGACCGGATACCGGTCCAGCCCGCACGCCAAAACGTCGCGATTCGCACCACGCCGCCACGTACGGCACCAATGAGACTGCCGTAAATCCACACCTTGATAGCGCCGACAATGAAATTCCAGACACCCACGAGTATCTGCTTCACACCGGTCCAAGCCTTGGACCAATTGCCGGTGAAGATGCCGATAAACACGTTCGCGATACCCTGGATAATGGTCAGCGTGCCGCTGATCACACCCACGATGCCGGACCAGAGACCCTTGAGGGTGGCAATGACGACCGGACCGAGGAACTTCCAGAGGAACGCCAGGATCGGCGCAAGGAAGTTGATCGCCGCGCCGATAGCCTGCGTGACCGTCGCAAAGACTTGGCCGAACTGCGTAATGACGGGCTGCGCCTGCTTGAATGCCCAGACAAGTAGCGGTGCGACGGTCCCCTTTATGAAACCGGCGAACCGCGATATCTGAGGCATGATCGTGGATATGAGACTGATGACAGCCGGGATGATTACACCCTGGATGACCGAAACGATCTGCTTGAACACCGGGATGACGGCCCGGCCAACCATCATGAGCGCCGGTAGGACGTCCGCACGGAAGATGCCGACCAGTCGCATGATGACAGGCATCAACTGCGCGAAGTTTTCCCGCATCTTCGGCATGAGGGTGCCTCCGACGTAGTCCGCGACCCTCCGCAGCACCGGCATAACCGTGCCGCCGAACACCGATCGAACCTTGTCGGCAATCGGGCCGATCACGGTTCCCGCATTCTGGAATGCCGGGACCATGACGCTCGCGAGCCCCTGCACACCGGTTGTGATCTTCGGCAAGACCTGCTTAATCAGCGGGAAAAACGCAAGCATCATCTTGCCTAGGGCAATCTGCGCCGTGTCCTTAAGCGTCGACCACATGCCGGACACGCTGTTAGCCTGCTCCGTCATCATGCCGCCAAAGTCCTTATGCATGCCCTTGCGTAGCGCCTTCATGGCGGTGTCAGCGCTAATGAGGCCCTTCTCGCCGAGTTTCATGGTCTGCGGAACGGACTTGTGCAGGTAGTCAGCGAGGTACTGCCAGCCACGCACACCATTCTCGGTGAGCTGTAGCATTTCCTGCCCCATGACGCGCCCCTTGGCCTTGATCTGGCCGAGGGCGAGTAGGACACGCTGTAGGCGCTCAGGCTCGCCACCTAGCGCGGCGACGGCATCGCCAGCATCCCGCAGCGTAGGGATGACATCCTTGGCCTTGAAACCCATTGCCATCATGGATTGCGAATACTTGATGACGTCCTGTGACGAGAACGGGGTGACAACGGCGAATTGCTGTAGCTTCGCGAGAAAGTCAGTTGCCTTTTTCGCAGACCCGAGCATCGTAGTGAAACCGGTCTGCGCGTTTTCCATCTGAATCGCTGTTTTGGTGCCCCACACAACCGCAGCACCGGCGGCGATACCGAACCCTATGGCAGCACCCTTGCCGAACCGCGCAAGCTGGCCACCTAGGGCCGTCAGTCCCCCGCCGAGACGACTTGAGCGCCTCTCTAGGACCGCCGCATCACCGGCAACACCCCTCAGCGCACGCTGGGCACTAGCGCCGTTGCCGATGATGACGACCCGTAGGGTTCTGGACCCACCCTCAGCCATACTGTGACTCCCTTGCCGATAGTTCCTCGCTCATGTGCGAGGCGAAAGCGCGGTACTCAGCGGCACTGAGTCGCCGGACGTCGGAGGGAGTCATGCCGTAGAAACGGCAGAATGCGGCTCGCTCCCTTAGCCGTTCTGCCCGTCGTCGTTTCCCGACTCGTCATCGACCCCCACTAGCTCCAGCTCAGACACGCGAACACGCCGAGCGTCATCGAGGGTGAACTCAGGCTTGTCAATGCGCTGCGTGATCCAAATCAGCGCCTTAAGCGCCTTAGTGGAGATCTGCGTCTGCATCTCCGGACGGCCCTTTTCGTCAAGAACTTTCTTGCCGTCGGGACCGATAACAGGCTTAGGCTGTAGCACGTCATACAGCGCCACGCCGACCGTGTCCTCAAAGTCCTCAAGGTCACCGATAGTCAGGATGTCAGGGTCAATGCGTAGGGCAACGGTCTCAGCCATTGGGAAATGCCTCTCCTGTAATGCGGTCGATTGCCCGCATGTATTCGTTGATTAGCTCTGGACCCTTTTCACGAATGGAAGGGTGCAGGAAGTAACCGGGTCCGCCGTCCCAGCTCATGAACTGGTTACCGCGCCATGAGCGGAAGCCTCGCGCGATCTTCCCCGTGTGGGTGCGCTTGCGTGCACCGAACTCAGCGCCGAGCGCATAAGGGGCTCGCGCGGATCCGAGACGAACGGCCGCGTAATTCTGTGTCTTGGTAGCCCTTAGGCTCCGTGCCGCCGCAGCTTGCTGACGGGACAAACCCATAGCCTTGGACTTAGCAGCATCCGCGAGCTTGTCAGCAACGTCATAGTTGGCTTGCTTGACCTCGTCGCGGAGCCTCCCCTCACCGATAGCGGCGAGTGCGCGGGTGAACTGAGTCAAGCCTTCAACGTTGGCTCCGTAGCCCTCAGGCATGACTCAGCCCTCCCCTAGGCACCTCCCAAATTTGGGAGGTGCTCATTACGTAAGCGACTTGTACGTGATGGTGACGGGCGACGCAGTGCCATCGGTTAGGCACATACCGCCTAGCTCAAGGTCGTTGACCTCTCGCCCACCGCTGGAAACCGGACCGGTGTCGAAACGGCCGAACGGGATGTCAATCTTGAGCTGCGAGCCGTCCGGCCCGTCCCAAGTAACAGAGATAACGGCCAGCGCGCCCGCCGCAGTAGCAGCAGCCACGCGGTTAATCTGCACGAGGTCGACGAACTCACCCTTGAGGGTGAACTCAAACTTCCGGAGCGCTTCCTCAAGAGGCTCGGACTTGACGCCACCAGTCTTTAGGAAGTACCGGTCAGTCTTGAGGCCGTTGTCGCACTTGAGGCTAAAGTCGGAGATGTTGAACTGCGACCCACCAACGGTGACCGTGCCACCGTTGAACG